TTCCAATACTTGTCATCCAGTGTAGCACCCTGATAGGAAGGATCCGTGTATACGGTTACTTTCTTTTCTTCTGTAAGGAACTGATATGCTCTCATCCTATGGGTTTCTCACCTGTTAGTTTTGGTAATGAGAACCACAACTTAAACCATTCAGGGGTTCCTGGTTGTATGTCGTGCTTCTTTTCTAGATACTGTTTTTCTGTGCCTGTTATGGATAGATTGGGTCCGTCATACTGTTTCCAGCCGTGACGTTCATAGATACCCGCTAGTCTTTTTAACTCTTCGATCTCCATTACATCTTAACACAGTTGTCTACAGTCTTTCCGCCTTTTTTCTTGGTGCCCATACGCTTGTAGCCTTTCCAGCATACTTTGCCATCAACACCTTTTTGCTTTTCTTCGTTTACACTTTCATATTGCTTTTGCATTTCTTCTGGTAGTGCTGTAAAGCGAGCCTTACCGCATTCAGAGCATACTGATTCTTGTGTTGCTCTAATAGCATTCTGTATTGCAGGTTCTTCGCTCATACCAGGAGCAATCTTTTCAATTGCTTTCAGTGCGCCTGACATATTGCCCTGTTTGTAGCGAGGATCGTTTAGGATACCGTAGGCCATTTTAATTTGCTTTTCGTCATAGCCTGCGTCCTGTAGGTCCGTCTTTAGTTCCTTTGCATCTTCTTTGTCCAAGTAATCCTTGGCAGCATTCATATTGAAAGGATCCTTAAATTGAGCTTTTGTTGCACCCCAACCTTTTTTAATGTCTGATTTGATCTTATCTAAGACATCAGCCTCGTCAACACCTTCCTCTGTTCTATCTCCATCAACATCTGGAACATTGATTTCATTTTCAAGATAGTGTTTTGCCTTGCTAATCATTGAAAGGCTGTTAACAACTTTAGCCTGCCACCAGTGGGGGAAATCACTGTCTGCAGGTAAGTCTTCGAGCATTTCAAACATTTCTTTTGCATAGGTAGCCATCTGATAAAGTTCTTTACGAATCATATTACGTTCATCATCTGTATGACCAATAGGGGTATTTTCGTTCGCTACAGATTCTTCTTTTTCATCTTCATCATCTTCAGGCTTAGGATCTGGATCCTTAACTTTTTCTAAACTCTTATCTTCTTGCTGTTGCGCCCATTTTAAAAGTTTCATAATATTTTCTTTTGAAACTCTTACTTTCTTTACTAGGTCATTAATGCTAGAAGCACCGCCAGGCTCACCGTAGCGTGTTAGTTCATCTCCTAGTCTGCCTAGCACGTTTGATAGTGCATCGTCCTTCACCGTTACTGATTTGTCCATAAGGATTCTTCCCATTCTGGAAAGTTCGCCTCCTTGTGGATTTGTGTAGATTGATTCGTCCATTGTTTTCCCCTTGTGTTTTTCGTAACCTTGTTTACGTTCTTTTTTCTTATCTCGATGTGCTCCGGCAGCACCGCTCTTGCGTAGTGCTTCCATGTCCTTCCAGTTAGGATCTCTAGCCTTGATCGTCTTCTGGTTGCTCTTCTGATAATCCCATTCCTTTTCGAACTGCCTTAAACAGTTCTTCGGCATATTCACCTGCGCCAGTGTGTTTTGTAAATGCTTTTAAATCATTATTCGCAGCATCGCCTCTTGCCATTGTTCCGCTTATGCCTTCAACACCTTCGGCACCCTCTTCTCTTGCGCCGGCACTAACAAATTCTAATGTTTCAAATTTGTATTTGTTTTCCAAAGGACCTTTCTTGCCCTCTTCCTTGCCGTTGTATGCCACTAATTGATCATACAAATTTTTTCTATCATCTCCACCCACAAACGTTGCATGATTATAACCTTGATCATTTAGGTATTCTGCAACCTTTGTGATCGTGTTTAGATTTGTATCTTCAACAACATGCTCTGCGTAATCTGGATGAATTTTTCTAATAAAATCTATTTTGGTTGCATAGTCTAATGGATTCTTTTTTGAATCCTTGCTCATGGTGGTAAAAATTTTAATGTCGCCGCCCTGTGCTGACATTGTCTTAAAAACTTCCTTGTGTCCGAGCGTAGGCGGATTAAATCTGCCAAAGCAGAAAGTAACGTGCTTATCTCTATCGTCTTCGAATAGTTCTCTAATCTTCATAGTCGCCGCGCTCTATATATTTTTCCTGCTCACCGGCAATCTTTCTTGCCATGTTAATAAGTGTGTCCTTGGAAAATTTTTCACTAGGATCATCTATATTATATTTTGTGCAATATGCTTCTTTGCATTTTTGTATGGGTTTTATATAAATCTTGTAAGCGTCGGGGTGTCCTGCATACTGTTTGTGTTTCTTGATGGCAGGAAACATGTAGTTTGATAAAACTTCATTATCATTATCGATAAAAAATTTAAAATCTTCAAGCCAGTTTATATCATCGTTATCAGATGGTGCGCCTATGGGTGAGAATAATTCGTTTAACTTCATTTGTTACCACTTCCTGCATGACCAGTATCTTGCTTTAGTGCGTGGACCTGGATTTGAACAATTGTGTCTTGCACGGAATGATTTTCTTCGTGCTGGATTGGATTTCTTGATGCGCATGTTAGGATCACCGAAGTTAACTTTCTTTACGTTACCTGTCTTTGGATCACGCACATATACTTTAAACTTCTTAACATCACCACGCATTGGTTTGCCTAGTGGAACTTTGCGTCCTCTGTATTCTGCTTCGTCTACTGGTAAATCTTCGTGCCAAGGTAGGTATCCATAATACTCATAGAACTCCTCACCTTCAAATGTTTGTTCATCAGAATCATCAATGCTTTCGCCGTGTGCGTATTTGTTATCTCTATTAGCCCACTGCTCTTCAGCATCTTCTTGAGCCATTTGCATGATTTCATCAATATCTTGCATTTCAAGATCTGTTTCATCATCGTAGCCTAGTTTGCTGTTACCATCCATAGGACAACTTAAATGTAACGATTCTTTATCAACAACTGGCTTACCATCTACAACTTTTGCTGTGTATGAAAGAGTGCAATCTGTGGTTTCGCCATCATCGCCTACTGCTTCATAATCGAACTCGCCTTCAAACTCTTCCGGATCGAAGCCTTCTAATAATTTTAATTTTTCCAATAGATCACGCATTGTATAATTCCTTTAATAGATTTATACTGTATTTAGCGTAAAAGTAAAGTTTAATAGTTATAGCGAATTTCGCGAATAGTGCCGTTTTCTAGTTCGTATTTGGCTCTAATCCATATAAATTTGCCAGTAAACGTGTCAGAAAGGTCATAATCAATGCTATCATCGTTGTTGGGCTGGTTGTATAGTGTGCTGTCACCGGCAAAGGTTAATACATCCACCCAGTCATCGTCATTATCGCTAGGATACTGTGATAGTGTTCCTTGTATGGTAATATCGCCCAAAAATGCATTTACGATCATAGAAACAGTGTGAACTCCATCATTATTCAGATGATATCCAGCACCCTTTTTCTTATCGCTATATTGTGCAGTTGTTGTTACCGCACTAATGTTTTCTAGTAGTGTTCTGTTTTCTATGAGCATACTGTATTTATCGTATAATCTCGTATTTGAAAATTTGACCAACTAGGTGTGGACTTCGCAGTTTGATCATGAGTAGGGTTTTTTCATCCTGAATATAGATGTATCTCCTATCCCAATTTTCCGAAGTATTAATTAACCAGTTTCTAATAGAATCAGTAAACGTTATCGATGGAATTTGTTTATCCATCCAGGCTGCTAATTTTAACTTATCATCGGCAGAAACCTTGTGAGGTTGTAGATATGCCTTGTATTGATACTTATCGTGTGGTAGTTTTTTTGCAAATATAACCTTATCTGCTTCGAGCATTTCCTGTTCTTTGCCCTTGGGAGGTTCAAATCTTAACCTTACAAAATCAGAAAAATTACTGCACAGACCGTCATATAGTTTCTTATCATTAGTATAGAAATCTACATTATTACCTTCCAACCTCTTGGAAAATGATTTACTATCAAAACTATTGATAAAGGGTATCAGTTGTGCCCAGACGTGCTTATTTCTAATCATGTCATTCATGATCTTTTCTCGCCAGGTTAAATCAAGATCGCTTACTAGTTTTTCTTTTTGACAGATGTCCAAAAATTCGTTAAGTGTAAAATATCTTAACCCTCCTATACCAGGCATGGTCATGGATACTTTATATACGAATTTGTTGTAAAACTTTTTCTTAGTTTTCTTCGGATTCGGTAGTTTGTTTTTCTGCATTCTGTTTCTCTTCTGCTGCTTGAGCCTTGAGTGCTTTTCGCTCTGCCTTGGTTAAGGGTTTAGGCATAGGAGTTACAGTAAATGTAGGTTCATCGTTTTCAATAGAAATAGAAACTTTACCACCATCAACAAGATCGCCAAATAGAACTCTCTTACTAAGAGGAGTTTTAATTTTAGAATCTATTACTCTGCCCAAAGGTCTTGCACCCATCTTAGGACTATACCCTTTATCGGATAACCACGAAACAGTATCATTGTCTGCATTGATTATGATGTTCTTATCTTTAAGTTGAGAATTTAATTCGTCAATGAATTTCTTAACAATCGATTCAACAACAGTATTTGATAGTTTTGCAAATTTAATTGTTGCATCTAATCTATTACGGAATTCAGGAGCAAAAAAGTTTTTAACCGCTTTATCATCCTCATCATTCTTTTCCAGTTCGCCAAAGCCAATGGTATTGTTTTCATTGTCAGCCGCACCTAAATTTGATGTCATGATAAGAATCGTATTTCTTCCGTCCGCTTGTTTTCCGTTGCTTCCGGTAACAAATCCATTGTCCATAAATTGAAGTAAGATGTTTGATACATCACGATGCGCCTTTTCAATTTCATCTAACAATAATATTGAATTAGGATTTTCCTGTAGTTTAGTAATTAGTTGCCCTGCATTTTCCTCGTATCCAACATAACCCGGAGGCGCACCAATCAGTCTTGCAACGGAATGTTTCTCTTGATATTCACTCATATCAAATCTAATTAAGTTCATTCCCATCTTTTCGCTTAACTGTTTTGCTGTTTCTGTCTTACCACAACCAGTTGGCCCTAGGAACAAGAAACTACCTATCGGTTTGTTCGGAGTTTTTAATCCTGCCTGTGCAACAAAGATCTTATCTAACAGTGTTTCCACTGCTTCGTCCTGCCCAAACACTGCTGACTTCATGGAATCTTCCAAGCCTGAAAGATTTTTGCTTTCCTTCTGTGCAACAGTTTCTAAAGGCATTCCGATCATTTTAGATAGTTCATATGTTACCTGTTCAACATCAACAATCTGTTGAATGCCTTTCTCAACAGGATCATCGTTAAGTTTGTATCTTGCTGATGCACAATCAATAATGTCAATGGCTTTATCAGGCAGTTTCTTATCAGCCATGTATTTGACTGAAAGTTTTACTGCCTGTTCGATTGCTTCTTCGGTAATAGCAACGTTATGGAATTTTTCGTAGTATTTTCTAATGCCCTTAATAATTTTAACAGTTAGTTCTTCTGACGGTTCATCTAGCGTAACACGCTGGAATCTACGCATCAACGCACGATCCTTTTCAAAGTATTTGCGATATTCTTCCCAGGTAGTGGAAGCAATAACCTTTAGGTTTCCTTTTGCAAGTGCTGGCTTTAGCATGTTTGCTAGATCATTGGAACTTTGACTTGCTGTGCCTGCACCACTCATCATGTGTGCTTCGTCAATGAATAGGATAACCTTGCCTTTTCTTTGTAACGCTGTTAGAACAGCCTTAATTCTTTCTTCAAAATCGCCACGATACTTTGAACCAGCAACCAATGATCCGATATCTAAACTATAAACAGTATGATCTTGAATAAACTTAGGAACTTTCTTTTCAAAAATCTTGCGTGCAAGTCCTTCGGCAATAGCAGTTTTACCCACACCAGGATCACCTACCATCAAAACATTTGATTTTTGCCTACGTGCTAAAACAAGAGTAATATCTTCAAGTTCGTTTTCTCGTCCTATGACAGGATCAATAACTTTTTGCTTGGCTTTTAAACTTAAATTTTCTGAAAATTGATTAATGATCTTATCAACTTGATCTTCGTTAAGTGCTATATCTCTTTCCTCATCAAAGAAGTCATCCTCTTCCACATAATGTTTTTGGAAATGCTGGACAAATTTATCCTTGGCAATACCTCCCTTTGTTAGGAAATAAAAGCCAAATGAATTCTTTTCAGACAACACACTAATGATAACATCAGCAGTTTCCATCTGTTGTCTACCACTGAATAAAACCTGTGTGAAGCATCTATTTAAAACACGCTCTACTGAATTAGTTTTCTTAGGAACAACGTTACCTTCAGTGGCTACAATGTCCTGTAGATTAGTTTTAAGATAGTGTTCTAAATTGCTTCGAATGTAATCAACATCAGCACCATACGCAGCAAGACCCTTGGCTGCTTCTTCGTCTGATACTATTGCAAGAACCAAATGTTCTATTGTGATAAGTCTGTGGTTATATTTTTGTGCTATTTGAACAGACGAATCAAATATCTGCTGTAGTTGTTTACTAGGCTCTATCATTTTTTATTTTTTTCCTCAACTTGTCTAATTTCTTAAGTGCTAATTGTAACTTCAGTTTACCCACTCTGTCAACAAAACATACACCATTTAGGTGATCAAATTCATGTTGAAAACATTTTGCAAGATAACCTTGAATCTTTCCTTCTTTTGTTTCGCCCTTGGCGTTTTGCCATTGCCCTACTATCCAGGATGGTCTTGAAACTTTTAATAGTAAACCTGGAAAACTTAAACAGCCTTCTGTGTCAAGAACTCTCTCTTTACTAACTTCTAGAATTGTAGGATTGAAAAGTGCAAAGGGTTTAGGAAAATTCGGTAGGTCCGTGCTGCCCATAACAAAAACTCTTTTCTTAAGATCGATTTGATTTGCAGCCAATCCAATGCCCTTGTTTTGAATCATAAAATTACACATATCCCATTCTAATTTTTCAGGATCATATTTTTCTTTGCCGAAATCCCACACTTCACTGGATTGGTTAAGTGCTTCGTGTAATCCTAATTTATAGTCTATGTCTAGTTTATATTCCATCTTTAATATCTTTAATTCTATTTAACTGTTCTGTGTTGAGCGTAGGAATTTTTCCCTTGATTCTAATTTGCAAATTTCCTCTTTGCTTTGTTCTCATATTGGGTAGTCCTTCTCCTCTGCAACTTAGAACAGTATCTGGTTGTGTGCCTTTTGGTATGTTTATTTCAATGCTCTTTCTATCAAGTGTTTGAATTTTAGTTTTTGTGCCTGTTATTAATTCTAACACATTTATAGGAATTTCGCAAACAATATTATCTCCATAACGATCAAATATTGAATGTTTTCTTACTCTGGTTGTAATAATTAAATCACCCGGAGGCAAATTAGGATTGTTTTGCTCTCCCATTCCTCTATATCTAATCTGTTGTCCGTGTTCCACTCCGACAGGAATATCAACTGTAACTACTTTGGTTCTGCCCGTAGGAAGTTGTATTTCCATGCCCATTGTTTTTCCGTTTAGAACATCTTCTAATGTTACGTCAACGGCAACCTGTATTGGACGATTTGCTCTCTGGCGTTGACCAAAACCACCGCCAAAAAACTGTTCAAACATTTCGTCCATGCCTCCGCTAAAAGGAGACCCGTTAAAGTTAAAATGAAAATCTCCTGAGCGGAATTGGTGTTGTCTAGGATCAGTAGAACCATACTGATCATACATTTGTTTCTTTTGGGGATCGTTAAGGGTCTGGTAGGCTTCGTTTATTTCCTTAAACTTTGAATCATCTCCGCCCGTTCTATCAGGATGATGCTGCATAGACATTTTTTTGTATGCCTTTTTGATTTCTTCCTGGCTAGCATTTCGGTTTATACCTAGTGTAGAATAGTAGTCCATAATAGTAAAGGATCCTCCTTAAGCAATCCTTTATTATTTAACATAGATCTTGTTGGTTAAAAAATTTTTTTATTTGTCTAGTTTCTTGCTAGATCCAGTATATAAACCAAACCAAGCAGCACCAGCACCAACTACAATACTAATTAAACCGGATTGTTCCATTGTTGGATTGGGCAAATTCATATACCAAATTACACATTTGTATAATAGAATGATGTAAGTGGTAATAAACACACGTGGAAAAATTCTCCAACTATCAACGGCTCTTGCTAGGTGTATTAATTTAGCATATGGATTAGGACCAAGATCCTTTACAGAAGTATCAACTTCTAGTTCAACATTAACCTTTTTGGTTAAATCTGCTGGCTTCTTTTCTTCTGGCATAATTCGCTCCTTTTAATATGCTAGTATTTATTCTGATTTAAGTTCCTCAACTGGTTCATAGTATTCCTTATACTTGTCTATTATCAGTTGTTGTTTAATCATATATGCACGTATCTGTGCAAAATTCTTAGCAAGTGTTTCATAGTCTTCATCGCTTAAACCAAACAGCACAGGATCCTTTCCTTGCTCTTTCATTTTAGCAAATACTTCTTCTGCGTTCTGGCTATGGATAATAATGAACTTTAGTTCTTCCATTTTAGGAGTCGCAGGATTTTCCAAGTTAAGAGGTTCTCTTTTAACTTCGGTCTTAAAAATGTCTAACTTCTGAACTGTGCTACAACTAGTAAGGAACGTAGTTAGGATTAGCAAGACTAGGACACTCTGAATTGATCTCAGATTTCTTAGTAGCATTTTTCTCTGCCTCCGTTAGTTCTGCACCCATAGCAATTTCTACACATCGCATTGCCTTTTTAGATGCATTGTTAATAATACGCTCAACTGCTTTATCTCTATCAATGGCAAGTTTTCCGATATCTCTAACTTCTCCCTTGCCATTAATTTTGTTGAAACGCTCATCTAGATTTTTAAATTCTGCTTGAAGAACTCTGTTCTTATCTTCGAGTTCTTTGTTTGCGGCCAATATAGCAGTAAAGTCTTTTTTCTGTTGCTCAATGACTGATTGCTGTTCTGCAACACTGTCTTGAAGTTTTGCATTGTTTGCTTCACTAATAGCAAGATCACTCTTAAGAGTCTTTACATACATAAAGCCTCCGCCGGCGCCTGCTAACATTACTAATACTAACGCAATCTTGATTGAACTAAACATAATATCTCCAAAAATCTGCTAATGATATATTTGTATTATATCTCGGATTCTCACAAACCACTATATCGATTGGCTGTCCGTCACCGTCAGTAAAGGTTTCTACCAATCTACCTTCGTGTTGTCTACCGCAATTTTGGCAGTATTTACTCATACCATTGATAGTGCAAGTTCAGTAGTTTCATCAACTCTGCGAGTCCAACCTCTACCGAATGTTTCAAAGGTGCTTAATGATTCATAATATGATTGGCGTGCTGCTTGGAAATTTTTGATAGCACCTTCAACACCTTCTGCATCAATATAAGTTGATAATGCTCTTAGTGTATTAGGACCAATGCCACCATCAGCAACTGTTCCGATCATGGTTTGCAAATATTTTGCTGAACGACCTGGACCTGCGTTAACACCAAAGTCAAACACACATAGGTCTAAACCTGCAGGCAAATCATCACCCTTCATTTTATCCCAATAATTTTTCTTATAGATTGGAGCAACATCCTCGACCGTTAGGTCTTTCATGTCCTTTGTTCCACCCCATTCTTCGTAAACTCTTTTAGTAACACCTAGGTTGGTTTCCCCGCCAGGGTCTTTTGGATGGTTTACATATCCACCTTCGTGATGAAGTATTGTTTCTAAACACTTATCGTAGTTTGCAGATGCCATTTAAATTATCCTTTGTAATATCATTGATTTGGAACCATTGGTAAAAACAAAATTATTGTCACCAAATTTTCCAATGTTATAATCACCCATTACTTTTGTTAGCCAAAATATTTCAGCCATTGCTTCTTCGCTAACACTAGGACCATCAATATCCTCAAGAATATGATTGTTATCTCCTTCCTTAACCAGTCTCAGTTTAACTTCGACATCAAAGGGTTTCTTAATGGTAATTACATCGTTTTCTAAAACAAGATCATCCATAAGAGTCTTGCTAAAGAATTCTTTCATTTCGTCAGTTCTAAATTTTTGCAATGCCTGTTCATAAATTTTTGAACTTGAAGGAATTTTCTTTTTTAAATTTTCAACTGTTGCAGGAGAGTTTTTCTTTTCTTTATAGTATTTAAATTCCCAATCTCCTATTCCAGAAAGCCTAGAAACACCAAACAATAATTCCTGAATGTTGTCATAAATTTTTGGTGTTCTTTCCATTTCCACGAATATGCTATATTCGCCTTCCATGTTTTCACCAGCACTAACATCAGCATCCAATACAAATGGATAACCTTTTTCAACAAACTCCATAAAATCTTTCGCTGGTGCTCTGTCTTTTGCTTGGAACGTTAGGACAACAACGTCCTTATCTTCTCCCATCTTTGATCGGAATGTATCAACTTCAAACATAGGATACACAAGATCCTTAAGATCGCCACCTCTTAAACCTTCATTAATGATTTTTTTATTACTGTCCATCTGTAGTTTCCTGCGGTTGCTCTTCTGCTGGTTCCGGAATATTCTTTGCTATGTTTCCAGATAAAATATCTTGAACCTTATTGCGATCTAAGTTTTGATAACCTCTGTCAATATTCTTCATAAGAGTTTTTGGCATCTTGATCTTTACCATCCAAATAGGATCGTAATCTATCTTTCCTTTTCTTGTGCCGGGTCTTATGTCATCGGGTGTTTTAATCTTTCTCACTCTGGCCATAGCAGTTTCAGCATAGGAAACCTTGCACCCGTATTCTAGTAATCTTTTTCCACCTGCTGGTTCAGGCATAGAATTTTTTGGCCACATAAATGTGCATTCTATGAAATATCTATCTTCTTTAGGACCCTGAACTAGTTCCCCTTCCATCCAGTTTTCAAACACATAAAGATCGAGCTCATCAACTACACGCTCAAAGTCTTTAAGTAGGTTCAAACTGTTATTAGAACCATAAATTTGTTCTATATTGTTAATTACGTCTTTAATGCTGGCCATATTAGTCTCCATATGTATTTATCGTTTTTAATATGTTATGCTATAATTTTTCTTTCAATCTATTAAATACTTGTATGTTCGGATACGGACTTTTTACATCGTTGGATATATTAAGACGCCGTGTCTGGGCTTTTTTCAAACACGGAGGATATTCCTTAATATGAAGAGAAAACACAAGGCCCACGCCGGCCAGAACGCAGCGTATAACAACATTGTAAACATTAATTCGCATAAATCAAAGAGAATACACGTTACTCCAAAAAACTTCAGTCAAGAAGTTTACCTTAAAAAACTGGATCAAGAAAGCAATCATATACTATTTGCTATCGGTCCTGCAGGAACAGGTAAGACCATGATTGCGGTGCAATGGGCGATTAACGAATTTAAGGACAGATTATGTGATAAAATTGTTATTACAAGACCTGCGGTTTCGGTGGATGAACAACATGGATTTTTGCCAGGTGATCTAAATGAAAAAATGGCCCCATGGACTCGTCCTATTTTTGACGTTTTTTCTGACAATTTTTGCCAGGCAGAAATTGAAAGACAGGTAAGGGAGGGAATAGTTGAAGTAGCACCTCTCGCATACATGAGAGGTAGAACATTTAAAAATTCCGTGATCATAGCGGATGAAATGCAAAACGCAACACCTAGTCAAATGAAAATGCTTTTAACTAGGTTAGGAGAAGGATCTAAGATGGTGGTAACCGGAGATTTGCAACAGGCAGACAGGCCTAGCAATAATGGGTTGCTTCAGTTCCTTGAGTTGTATAACAACTTTAATAACCATCAATATGTGGACATATGCCGCTTTTCAAAACAGGATATTGAAAGGCATGAAGCGGTTAAAGAGATATTAGATATTTACGGAGACGAATAATTCATAGTGGGGAGTTATGCTCCCCACTATTTTGCCTTAAATAATTTTGTTTTGTCGCCTTCGTATGCCGACCAGGTTTCATAGTCAGGCATGGGATCCTTTTGCTCAATAATATTTGGCCATTCCTCAGAAAAATATTCATTGTGTTTATACCAAGGATCGTTAACATTATCGGTTTGATAAATTGCTTCTTCCGGACACTCGGGAACGCATACTCCACAATCAATGCACTCGCCAGGATTAATTACAAGCATATTAGGTCCTTCATAAAAGCAATCCACAGGACATACTTCAACGCAGGTCGTGTGCTTACAGTTTATACATTTATCATCTACTAAGTGTGTCATTGTCCTATCCAATTTACGATACCTCTAATCGCTAACAGCAAATAAAATAATTCCATTAACGCTCTTGGTGTATCTTTATCCTTCCATCCCATATAGATCCATATGCTACAACTGAAGCAGGCTATTGCCCACCCTAGCCACTGCAACTTGGGATCGCCTCCACTCAGTATGAAAGCGCCTACCATTGCTAATACGAATCCTAACCATCTCCATCCGTCTATCTTATGATAATACCTTATCTTCAAAAATGTCCTTTCAGAGGCGTGCTAGTTTAATCAGCACAGCCGCTAAATTAATTTCCGGATCAGCAACCAACGTATGATCAACCAGACCCTGTTTAATTATTAATACAGCCGTATCTTGTTTTTCTTCTTCACCAAAAATTTCTAAATTATCATACAACCAACGATAAACTTCTTCCATTTCTTCAGCCTTTAGTTTACCGCACAGCAGTTTTCTTGCATCTGTAATTTTTCCTGCCTTGAATAATTCAACCATATCAAACTTCCAATCAGCGGTTCCTTCATCTCCTTTATTAGGAGCATGCAGTTTACCATCTGACACGTTTTGCTGAACCATATTAATACATTTACGCAAATCAGGATATGTTGCTTTTACATACAGGTCAAGTGTTTCTAGTTCAACGTCGACTTTTTCTTCAACAAGAATAGTCGCAACTCTTGCCGTAAATTCTGTTTGATCAATTCTTTCTATGTGATAGCCTTGGCAACGTGAGTGCAGTGCAGGAATAATTCTATTAGGATAGTTACAAGTAAGAATAAAACGTGCAGTAGTATGATACTCTTCCATTACGCCACGCAGTGCTGCCTGTGCATTTGGAGAAAGATAGTCAGCCTCATCCAGCAACACAACCTTGAATGGACCAAATGGAATCATCTGCACAAAATTTGTAATCTTATCTCTTACGGCATCAACTGAGTTTGTTCGAGATGCATTTATTTCCAATACGTCATAGTCTGGAATTTCTAATTCATTAATTAGGATTTTGGCCATCGTGGTTTTACCAATACCTGCCGCACCACTAAAAAGTAAATGCGGAATTGATTTTTCCTTGACCCAACTTTGTGCTTGTTTACGTTGATTTTCATCTCTAAACACATAGTTGTCTAGTGTTTTAGGACGATACTTTTCTACCCATAGTTCTTTCATTTTGCCTCACTTATCCTTTTTCGCAAGCCGCTTGTGCTAAACGAATGCTGTCTACTATTGTAATGTATTTCTATTCCTTTGTCAAGACATAATTGCTTGCCCGTAAATTCGTTTTGTTTATATTCTTCGCCAATAAAACGGACATCAATTTTATATGTTAGAAATATGTCTAATAGATCCTGTTCTGTAGCATAAGGAATAATTTCATCTATGTATTTGCAACCTTCCAATTGAACATATCTTTCAAACACACTTTGAATTGGTTTATTCTTTTCGGGTCTGTCAATGGTTGGGTCAGTCTGTAGTCCTACAATCATGTAGTCGCAGTTTGATCTTGCTTCCTTTAGCATGGCAACATGCCCGCTATGGAATAGATCAAATGCTGATGCTGTAAATCCTACTCTCAAAATGTTCTCCGACCATCAAATACACAGATAAAACGGCAACCATCTTCCATTGCTTCCACACGATGGAATACTCCATCCTTGATTAACACAGTATCGCCTACATGAACATTAAATTTTTCATCATCCAGTTGCATGATACCGCTACCTTCAATAAAGATGTAAACTTCTTCCTGTCCTTCGTGCTTGTGACCCGTGGTTGCTTTAAGTGGAAATAGATCAGTTGAACTAACAACTAGATTGTTAAGTTCTGTATTGTCCTTGACAACATAGCGATCGTCCTGTTTTGCAACTTTACCACCAATGTCCCATGCGCTGTATTTCATATTCTCTCCCAAGTGCTGTCTGCTGTGAATTTAAAACTGCCTTTACAATCCCAAGTAACTCTCTCAGGCTCGATAATACTTAAAAACAGTTTATCATCGCTACCTACATATAGATGATATGTTTTACCCACAACAGGAATAAAACTATACTTTGCATTATACACGAGTTCCGTGTCATTTGCAAGTTCTACTAGTTCAAAATATTTCCGTTTTAGATCGTCAAAACGTGTTTCCAAATGATGCGTAGCATTAACACCACGTTCATTCTTATGTTTCAAAACATCAGGAACTGTAAATGCTGGAGAACCAACATTTGTTGGATACTTCATTGATTGTGGATTATCCACAACCATATCTGGCTTTTTCTTAGAGATCGCCTTCCTTCCTATTTTCTGAGTAGTGAACATCAAACTCTCCGCCAGGGTAGCGTGCTTTTAGTTTGTTTACATTTTCCTCAACTACCTCGTTAGGATCGAGGCCCAATGCACGGCAACTATTAATCCAATACCACATAATATCGCCAAGTTCTCGTTTAGCATGAAAGATAGTTTCATCATTAAGTGGTTTACCTTGGAATATGCATTTTTTAACGATTTCACTGAATTCGCCTCCTTCTGACGCCATACCAATTGCACCTGTCATTAGCAGTGCTAGATTAACACCGCTTTCTTTTTCAATGTCAATTAGTGAGTTGTTTAGCACCATTGTGCTGTTTGATTCTTTAGATGTTACTTGTTCTACAAAATCTTTATATCTGTTTAGATCTACGGTCAATTTATTCTCCTTTAGACTATATTATATTTTATACTATCTGTTTATACTTGTCAAGAATCCTGGTAAATATTTTAGTAACAATCGTTATGCAAAAAGGAGAATCCCATGATTAAGAATATATCACTAAATCTAGAAGTTGGACAAGAAATCCTAGTAGGTAAACACAACGATAAGGCTCGTATAACAAAGATAGAGTTTCATCCAAAATCAGGGGAGGTCTCAATTAATACTACACGCGGACCCAGAAAAGCACTAACGTTTAGATTGTGTCCGGAAAAAGCATATAGTTATTAACCGGTATTGAGAGCGTTAAGTTTTACATTTCCGGAAACGGAAATTCTTAATTCATCACTCGTGTAAAATGGATACACGGTGTGCTTTAGTGTGGAAGGAAACATCATGCACTTTCCTTCGTAACTCTTGTCTATTGGTATTTTGTGCTGCCTTGAAGTTCCAATGATGCTGGTGTAATCAAAGTAAAAGGTTCCGCAATGGTTACCGTTGCCCATTTCTTCTGTTATATCATAAGGTATCTGTATCCAGAACGTGTAACTTAATATACCATCATGTATATGGCTAGGAACAAACTCAGTTTTCTTTTGAAAATTAACCCAAGGTCTGTCAACAAACAATGGGAGATCGCTGTTTAGTAAATTAATGGTTGAAAAATAATCAAACTCATCTTCAAAGTCTTTTACACATTCCAGTATGAATTTAGAAATGTCGTCATAACTTTCCTTAAGATAGTAGTGTATAGGAACACCGCCTTCATTATGAAAAGGCTTACCAGATAGTCCCGATACTAGTATTTCATTATTATTCTTATTATCGTTAAGTATAGCAGAAACTTCCTGCTTGATCTTGTCTAGTAGTTCTTTAGGAAGATCCTTAACAATAAATCCATAGTTAGAAAAATAATGGGGTGCGGATTCCATGCGTTAAAATTTCTAATTATTGTGCACCGAACATGCCTGCGTCAAAGGTTGCAGTGGCACCGTCACCGTATTCCTGTGCAAAGTATGCCATGTCTGGTTCCTCATCTTGCCAGGCTAGGATGGATTCTAATTCAACTTTTTGAAGTTCAACCTTTTCACCGTGTTCGTTTTCAATTTCTAATTTTCTAGTCCAGCGACCATGCTCAACTAGAATCCAATCGCCTACATCGTATGGATCAGTATTTTCTGGACCTTTTGCATAAACTTTTGCCCAGCGCGGTTTTACACCGTGTGCCTTTGCATCATCAGATTTGATAATGATGCCGCCCTTGGTCTTGGTTTCGCCAAAGTGCATACCACAGACCAGAACGTCGGCATGTATTGCCCTTACCTTGCCTTTGATCATGTTTAATTAACCTTTTTTATTTCTATTAACTAGTTCTTCTTCCATTGCTCTTGGGTTTTGCTTGTAATAATCTTTTAGAACTTCTTCTCTGGTTCTAATGATTTTACCGCCCTGACCAATTTCGTCACCGCGTGCATTTACTTTCATGTTACCAACAGCAGGCAAGGTTTCGTTTCTAAGATTAAGTTTTTCCATGTCAACTTCCTTACCTCTCATGCTTCTAATTGTTTTAGCCATTTTTTTCTCCTTTAAAGAATTCGTTTAAGGGTATATTGTATTTAATACTATCGATGTGGTGGACCCCCATCAAAAAGAGCGTGTAACTAGCCACACTCGATCCTCTACCAACACCCCATAAAATATTATGTTTTCTTAGTGTATCTACTATATATTTCATTTGTCTTAGTAGCATAATTAAATTTCTTTTTTCGTAAATTTCCAATTCATGCGTAACTCTCTGCCTTTCTTCGTCGGTTTTGCAGAGTTCCAACACGTATTTTTTGATGTCCAAATTCTTATAACTATCAGGCATGAACCAATTGTTCGTGTCCACATCTTTTTTTGGAATTGGATAATTAAGAAATTCTTTGTCTATTCTTTCCAAATATTTTTGGAAATCATCCGTAACCACACAGTTTTCTATTATATCAGGACCGTGTTTAAGAATTCCTTTTATTATTGATTGTGTTGTATTAGTCGACATTAATTAGTTGATCCAAATCCTTATCATCATTTGCATTTAACTTCGATTGCATTGCTCTTCTACGCACTTCATCTCTGTATATTGTAACAAATGTTTGGAGTTGTGTCAACAGTTGACCTTTACCTAAACGGCTGGCTTGGAAGTATTTTTTGTTCAATTCGGATATTTTTTCTGTTAACTGGGTGTCAGTTAACTGTGTTAGATCCTCTTCAAACGGATGAAACATTATGAAAATTGTCCTATGTATCTAATAAAGATGTTATCTTCGTTGTGTCTCCATACTTCAATAATGATCGGATCACTGTTTGAAGATACTTCAAAATCATGAGCACCGACTTCCGTTAATGCCGGAAATCCATTTTTCTTAATTACAGTTCCACCTGAAGTTTGGAAAGTGATTAATCTTTTAGTTCCATCACCGTATAATTCAAGTGTTACTTTTCCCATTCCAATTGGAGTTGTTTCGGAAACAAAAACAGGATCTCCTGGAAAATTTAGGAAATCCATAGTAAGGTTAGCACTTAGTCTATAAATTTGATAGTTGGCATTTTCATAATCAATTGTAGTGGGAGAAGCAGTTACGGCACCACCATCAAATTTCTGTGTTCTATTATTCTGAAGTAATGCTCTTTGAATCTTATTCAATTCAAAATCATTATCTACATTTACCTTGGCTGTATCGCCCTGTAAGTCTGTTATTTCTTCCTTAGCATTTCTAAGGCTTGTTTTTATGGTATCAAAGTTATCTCTGAATACCTGAGTATCATTGTCCTGTCCTGCTACAGGAAAGTTTTCATTAATACTCAAATAATTAATGTTGCTTGCCACTTTTGTCTCTCCAATTACAATTTAATGTATTTATCACGCATTTTACTGCTGCGATATATTCTGTGTTTTAGGATACGATTCATTCTGTTTTGATATTTCATCTTGCGGAAATTTCAAGTATGTATCCTGTATTTCACCGTCGATTACGTCAATTATATATCGATCTGCAACAAAATCTATGGTTTTAAAGTCAAAATTACTTGCTCTAATTTTGGCTAAAATTGATTCCGAACGCCCTGGGTTTGTGTAACAGATCACTAAAGATTTTACAAATCCAAGTTCCACAGTCGATGTTTCCTGAATGCTACGCATCCAAAGAGGTAAAAATTCTCTATCTCTTTCGCCTAGTTGTCTTATTCTATTACGCATATTCTTTACGGAGTTAGGAAATACTCTTTGCAGATCACTATCACTCGCAAAAGGTATATCGCTATCAACCCTAATGCTACTCTGGCTGACCAACACCTTGCTTTCTATGTCATCAGCAAGTTCAACGGTATCAGAAATGCTCTTACCATTCTTTTCCAAATCATCCACTATGTCAACATATATTACTTCATATACAGTTTCCTGTGTTGTTGGATCCTTGGCAACGGCAGTTTTTACATCACCTAGGGTAAATCTTTTGTTGTAATGATTTCTGCTCATGGCCTGAACATATTCAACTGCTGTCTTGCTTTCAATGCCTGCAAATATTAGCGTCTTGATCTCATTCTGAACACCATAGTTTTCATCACCATATCTATATATGTCTTCAGGAACAAAGATTGTTGCATCCGTTATAAAGTTAAACCATTCCAATCTCTTTGATTTTTTCTGTAGTGGCTTAACAAAAATATTTGAAAAGGTTTTTTCAGTTTCTGAAACAACAACTATTGTAAATTCTTTTTCAGTTTCTGCAAATCCTGCACCATCCTGTGCCTTTACCGTAAATTTAAATTCTTTATCATAACTGGTTAAACTGCCATCAAACGTTGTGTTAAATGTTATGCTTCCGGTTGAATCTATTAATGAACTATCTCTGTCGAAGAATCTAGTGAGTCCGTCATTATCCGAATCTGAAAATTGTCTTACCTTGCCCTGTATTATTCCATTTGATAAAAATGTTAATCCTGGAGGCAGTGTTCCACTAACCAGTTGATAAGAAACTCTTCCGCCATATAATAAACTTCTTGCTTCTACAAATAATCTACTTGGCTGATTGGGTTTGATGTTTCCAACGAATGCATCACTGACCCATTCGATTGCACTTTCAATTTCACCAATTATGTCAACAGTAAATGTTTTATCAACGGTTCCAACACCCAGTGTCCAATTGGCACCTTCGTCAGTTCCTGGTATGACGTTAACATGGGGTTCAACGCACACATAGATTAAACCATCGTATCTAACTGCTTCATTTGCTACATAAACTCTTGTAGAATTCCAATCGCCGACTAGTGTATAATCAGCAGTTGCTAATGATGCTGGAAAGTTTACAGCCTTGAGTGTAAATTTATATGTTTTCGTAACTGCTGCTTGATAAGGAACCTTACCAGCAATTTCTCCTGTTGTCTGATCCAAGGTCATTCCTGGAGGAAATTCACTTGCTGATCCGTCGGGGTTTGTATCAACGTAAAAATAACTTATGACACCCGAAAGTGTTGGCGGATCGTAAACGTCAACATTGAGAGTGATGTAGTTGTTTGCACGCCATCTTCCTAGATAAGAATCAGTTATCCAAAGAGGAACCCTATCACTTGTTGAGTCTGCTTGGAATAGATTGGTGCTTACCTGTATTAGTGTGTTGTCTGCTTTTAAAAATTCTTCTGTAACAACATATATTTTAAATGTTCTGCTTACAGCATTCACTCCATCAGTTACGGCAATGCTAAATGTGTATATCCTGCTTAATTTTTGTGGAACTCTTCCTGTGGTTCCAAAGTCAAATGTTTGATTATCGTAAAAGTAACTGTCAAAACCAGTTGAATTATTCTTTGCTATATCCAACGGAGTGGTATCAAATGATCCACTATCATAGGCTCCACTTACGTTTGTGTTATATTCTAGTGCAGGAATGGGTTTTGTAAAACCAGATATTTTTCCTGTCTTGGATAGTGCTAGTCCATACGGTAGTATACCACTATTAGGAACGAGATAATATTCGAGAGTTCCGCCTGCAACTAAATCCGTGTCAGTTGCTTCTAGTTGAAAATCCACCTTCGCATCATCAAGGACAAAGTATGCTTCTCCTTGACCAACATTTAAAAATCCCTGTTCCGTAATCCATTCAGGAAAGTCTGCACCGTCAACGGATAAACTAAATGTTCTATCCATGCAACCACTTGTTCCATCGTCTGCTCTAACAACAAATTTTGATGTTGTAAATTTTGTTACTTCGGATGGTGTTCCTTTGATTACACCATTGGTTAGTAATAATCCCTGCGGTAATTTTCCTGCAATGATTGAATAGACTATGTTGTTTGAAGTGTCAGTTGTTGCCACAAGAGGTATTTCAATAGTAATTCTTTCCTCTAGTGTTCCAAGGTCTCCTGCTGGCGTAGTCCACGTTATTGCCATTGGTTACCTCCTAGGTTAGACCGCCGCAGTCTAAATCAATATCTGATGTGAATGTTAGTGTTCCGAAATCTATGTTAGCAGCCTGCATTGCTAACTGTATTGCATTGGCGTATGTTCCATTGATTGTTCCAAAATCATATGTTGTTAAGTATTCCGTAACTGGTATAATTGTTTTAAAGTTAACAGAACTTCCAGATGTTGTTACTTCAATGTCCTTAACGCCGGTCTGTGATGCAGGAGCAGAATCTCCTTGCATGGTAATTTGTTCATAGGAACTTGCTAAAACGCTTCCGCTATCCGTATCGATTCTAATGAATGCATCCGGTGCAGTGCTATTTACAATTATGTTATTATCCTGTTCGTCTAATAACATTTTTGTTCCTGAAACTAGTTTTTTAAATCTTAATTCGCTTCCTGACTTTTCCTTAAATAGACCAACACCCGTTGTTCCTAGGTTGACCACAGTAACAGTCAATTCGTCATTTAGATCAGAAAAATTGGAGTTTACTTTTTGAAACGCTGTTCTTAGGTCATCGCCTAGACCGTCGTTTACAACGTTACCTATATTAATTGTTTGTAAATCTGCCATTGTGTTTTCCTATATCAATATTTAGTGTAGATCAGCCCACCCTGCTGTGCTGTCATTATTGGCATCAGCAGCATAACCTTGAAACTTACCAGTGGTAGTATTGTATACCATCATACCAAACACAGGTGTTAATGCATCAATTTCTGCTTGTGTAAGTTGTGGAGGACCTACATATAGTTCGTCGAAATTTTTATTAATCTTATCAAAGGCTGTGCGTAGATTATCGCCCTGTCTGTCGTTTGCGCTCTGTCCGATGTTTACTGTTAGTTTAGCCATCTAATTACGCTCCCGTTCCATCACTTGCCTTTATCCAAGCCGCTATTCTATCCAGCGCCTCACCTACAGTAGTTGGTGCAGTTCCATTCCAATCGCTTGGAGTAGAAGGTGTGTATAAAACATTACCTTCATGATCTATAATTTTTGTGGAATCATCTGCATAAACTGTTCCTATGAGCGTTCCTCTTATATTATCCGATTCAATTGGTCCTACAATCTTTCCTTCAACAGCATCAACTAATTTTGTTGAATCATCTGCAAAAACAGATCCTGTCATGTCACCAGTTTGATAACCTGTTATATCTCCAGTAATACCACCTGATGCTACAATATTTCTGTTTGCATTAATGGTTTGACCTGAGCCTGCACTTAAATCTAAATCTCCGGAAGCAACAATTTGAATAGGTCCTGGACCAGTAGCACCACCATTTGAAATAGTTAGATAACTATCACTCGCCAACATCCAACTATCACTCTTGATAGTTCCGTATATTTCACCTTCTACGGCATCAACAAGTTTAGTAGAGTCATCTGCAAATACACTACCAACAATGTCCATGTATATCGGATCTGGTATGTTTTGCCATTGCGTGCCTTCGAAATTAATTGTTGCATTGGTAAAATCTATTACACCGTCTGCTGTTAGGTTATTAGTCGTAACTGCTGTTGTTATGACTGATGTATTTTCAACATTACCAACAACTAATCCTTCCACTGCATCTACTAGTTTTGTGGAGTCATCTGCAAACACACTACCAATGATGTCTGTAGTATTATTGAAAGTAAATGTTACCTTGTCAGTTGCACCATCAGTCGTAATGATGATGTTATCACTTTCAACAAATTCTAATCTACCCGCAACTGAGTTTGCTTCCAGTGACGTTTGACCAAATACATCTATAAATCTAAATGCGTTACCTGCCGGTGCACCGTTTGTTACCGTAACAATACCTGTTGCAGTATCAGTAAATGTTGTTATACCAGTTCCAGCCTGGACTTCAATAACACCTGTGTTTGTTAGTGTTAGGGCTCCTGTCGAAGTGCTTGTTATAATACCAACGCCTGCTGTTCTTCCTGTGGCTATTGCAGGCAGTGTTGTAGAATTAGCAACACTTAGAACGCCCGTATTAGCAACTGTTATGTTTCCAGTTGCTGAACTAACGCTTACACCCGATCCTGCTGCTAATTGTGTAACACCAGTATTGGTGATTGTGATTGATTCAGCGGCACTATCAACAACCATTGAAATAGCACTACCACTAATTAGATTAAGTGTATCAACAAAGTCGTCTGCAACAACTCTATCACCACTATCTATTTGAACGCTCTTGAAGAATGTTTGATCTGGATTTATAATTAAACTACCGTCAACTGTTGAACCTGCTGGTAGATCAACTATTCCGCCTGGCTTGCCCTTAATTTGTGCCGAGCCTAACCAAACACCATTAAACGCATCTGCATCTGTGTCTGCATGTTCCGCAGTGTATAATGACTGCCATGGTTTTGAAATTGTTCCTAGGTCATATTCTGAAGCAACGTTAGGTGAAATGCTAGTTGTCATGTTTTCAAAATCTAAACTAGAATAACTTGTTAGTGCCTGTATTTCACCACCGCCCGAAGAATAAGAATCGTATGCCGTTCCATCAACTGCTGCCGTTAATCCTGTATCTGAATATAGTTCAAATTCAGTAGTGCTAATGACACTAGCATAGTAATAGTTGTTGTCTAATTGGCTTACACCCGTATTGAATACAAATACTCTATCTCCGGATGCTATGTCGTGTGCTTCGGTCGTTACAATTCTTACAGGGTTACTTTCTGAAGTTCCGGATTCAATGTGTGCAACATCTTTTTGTAATTGTCTCGCAAGTGAAGTTCCAAGAATTGTAAAGTTCTCATTAATCTTGTCAAAGGCGTCTCTGACTCTGCTCCACACTAGTGGTGGATTGCCTGGATTAATATTATTATCGTATGCCATTATGTTCTACCCACCGCTACTTCAATTGTTCCTATGTGATCGCTATCGTAATCCTCAATTGCTTTACCAACAATTGTTCCTACCTTAGGATCCGTTGAAACTGTTGCTACACCGTGTATTCCTGCTGTAACAAGAATATCACCCTTCTTAATCTTTCCTACTACCTTACAAGGAACCCTACCTGTTAGTGCTACTAGGTTTTTCAACCCAGGACATGCACTATACATTACGTATGCTGCCGTATTGGATACAACACCTGCAACTCTTGTGTCGCCTTGTTTGTTAGTAGTTGTAACTTCTTTATCGCCTCCGAAGACCAATACCGTTCCTACTTCGTATTCCTTATCACCTTCGTAGTATTCCGCAACGTCCGCTGAGTATGTTGCTTCAAATCTCGATTCGTTAGGTGTGCTACCCGTTAGTGTCCATCTACCAGTTACTGTTCCAGCAGTAGTATTACCGCCCGTAGTTAATGATGTTACAGTAATGCTATCAGCGGTAATTCCAGCATTAGCCAAACCGTTTTTAGTTTTGAACACGTGGCTATCGTTCCAGTATTCAGTTCTTCTGTCAGCAGCCAATGAACCGTCATTTAGGAAAATACCACCACTACCGCTGGCACCTGCACCACCGTATGTGTGAATTTGTAAGTATCCTGACGAACCACTTACAGTTCCTGTGTCAACTGCTTCGAAGCCATCAACGTTAACCTGTTGAACATCAATTACTCTACCACCAAAGTCACCATTGACATCTCTTACAACAAGTTTACTTGCTTCAACTGTTGAACTTGAACCAGAAGCCATATCAACGACACCGTAGTCAGCGTCTGATGTAAATGATCCTGAATTCTGTCTTCTTAGGAAACCTGTTGAACTAAATTGTGATTTCTTTGCTGCTCCACCGTCATCAACAACGGTTGTAAATAACACATCTGAAGCATTTGCACTTGATAACCCGCTGTTACCTAATACACTCTTGGCAGTAACTTGTGCCAATGCAGTCTTAGGAACACCATTAGTTTTTAGTTGAACCCAACCATCTACCACTGTAAATTGAGCACTGTCAAAACTTGCAAGACCCAATGTTGCCTGTTTAGCAGCATCAGTTCCTGTTGGAGCCGCAGCCGCAGTTGAAGCAAAGTCCATGTCAAGTTTGCTCTGAACAATTCCTGCTGCTGAATTAATATCAGCATTTAAAATTACGTCTGGTTCAATCTGTGCATCAATTGTGTTCGCAGTCGAATCTATGTTAAGTGTAATATCGCCAACGACCGTAGCATTTATGGCATCGTTGCCCACACCAGTGAACACCATGATATCATTTGCTTTTAGATCAGTAAATGAAAATTCTTGTAGGTTGGCGTATGTTAAACTCTGTAGGTTAACTGCATCGGTAGGATTAACAGGATCCGCAAGGTCAATAATTCTATTGCCACCAAGATCCATATTTCCTTTCATTTCTAACTGTCCATCCAAGGACATGAATCCGCCACTCAATGGTGGAATTAAACTTGCTTGGATGACCGGAGCACCACCATGCGTGATACCCAATCTTCTTTCAATGTAAACTCTAGTTGCGTTTTCTGTCGGAACCGTGTCAACAGCGTTATCGCTAAATCCACTATCTGTTGAGAATTCCGAAATAGGAACACCACGCTTGAATCCAATACCGTCCAGGTTACTCAACGCAATTGCTGCGGAGAATGTAACTCGTCCCGTTCCTTGGTCAACTCGGAAGTAAGGTCCTACGTTAAAGTTACCAAATTGGTCAGTGGTAACATAGAACACACGTCCCACACCTCGTTCTTCCGTTTCATTTGAATCGTTGATTGCATTAACTGGAGGACCAAATATTTCATTTGGATAGTTTGTATCAGCATAGGATCCTGTTCCTATGTCAAGTAAGTCATGTCCTGTAACACGAGTTAATGAAATTCTAATTGTTAAATTACCATTTGCACCAACAGTTCTAATTGGAACTGCAGATTTAATTGTGTAGGTAGCACCGTATGCTATTACTGAATCAACCAAAGGTCTATCCAGCGTAATTCTTGCATATGGTTCGTTTAGATCCTCTTCAGATTCATACGTGTCAATAACATACTCTTCTCCCTTGAATACAAATCTTGACCCAGGAACTCTTGATCTTTCCTGAGGTGCAACTGGAACAACGGCAAAATTATCATCTCCAACTCTACCAGTTATTAATGCAAACGAGTGTGTTCCTGTTTGCGTTCCTGTAGTTTCCACTTCAAGTGCTGCTGCAAGATTTGGATGCTCAACACTAACTGAGAACTGAACTGAACTTCCGCCTAACCCATCAACATCATTGTCGTAAACAAAATAGTGTTGTGTATCGCTTAGGCCGGTTGGCAAATCGCCAGTGGTTTCAATTCTAATTGCATCACCAACACTTAATCCGTGTGGTGAAGCAGTTGTAAATACCGCAGGCGCTGCAATGCTTATCGATGAAAGAGTAGTAAATGATCCTGGAGTAACAGGATTGGCACCTGAAGTTCCTACTGATTCACCAGGTTTGAATATTGTTAAATCAACATAGTTGTAGTTTTCTCTAAGTGTTGTCTTTGTAATACCTTCTGCTGCTGCACTGTGAACACCAGACCCCGCACCAGTAACCTCAATAGCGCCACCATTGGGCACCGTGGAAATTTGGAACGTGGTAGTTGTTAATCCGTCCTCAAGAACAAAGTATTCAACTGCATCATTTATTCCAGTTGGTAATGTTCCTGTAGTTCCAAATGACAATCTATAATCTGCAAGTTGTTTATGTGGTATGGTTGCAATTAATCCCAGTCCACTACCGTTTGTTAAACCACTTAGTAGAGACCCGCCCAATGATGTGCTAAGTTGCAATTCATTATAATTAGGAACATCATACACATAGTAGGTAGTTGATGCAGTCAGACCATTTGCCGTTACTGTTGGAATAAACACATCGCCAGTTTTTAATCCATGATTTCTAGCAGTTGTTAGTGTATCGGTTCCAGCAATGGAATCGACTTCTATAACAAAAGAAACTAGAGTCGGATCAGCAACGGTAAATTGACACTTCTGTCTTCCTCTACCATTTACTGTATCATCATAATCTTCAAATTGTAAAACACGATATACATCATCGCCTTCCTGTAATCTTAAACCAGTTGATGGTCTAGTTGCAACGTCTGCAAGTTCACCTGTTAGTAAAACCTGCGAGTTGGATCTGATGACCATCTTGGTTCCATCCGGAACAACGTCGAACAGTCCTTCGAAGTTTCCAGTTTCGTCCGATGTTAGATTTAATCTTGCAACACCATCCGGTAAATCTTCTGTTGCGACTGAAGTAACAGGATATCTATAAACTAGATTTCCATGATCAACTTCAAGTTCTGAATTATTAAGTGGAGTGTAATCATAATTGGTTACGTAAATGTATAATCCGTTTGCTGTGTTGGCATAGGTTGCTGATGGAAAATAACAATCACAACGCTGTGAAAGATCATAGTATACCGTTGTGGGTGTTGGAACTTCCAATGGATCCGAACCATCTGCTACAAGGGCATAAACACCGTGTGCTGACGAACCTGCTATTGATCTAATCTGCGCACCATTGAGTGCAAAGTATGATGTATAACAGTAATATGTAAACATCGAAACTGCTTCAGTCAAACCACCATTGGTAGCCAATAATCCATAACCCATGTCAGCGACCTGTGTAAAGTCGTTTGATAACATTGATCTGTTACCAGGCATAAGGACTTCATACAGTCTTTGATACCTATGCGTTCCTGAACCTGCGCCGGTTGTGTCAACTAATACGGTTCCTCCGAATGTTTCTGTAATTCTAAATGTATTATTTGTTAAACCATTTTCTGCAACATAGTATTCCTTGCCAGCAGTTATTCCTGTTGGTAGGCTTCCTGTTGTTGAAAACACCACTGAAGAATTAGCCTGTAGCCCGTGATCGTTTAGCGTAATCACTGCAGGACTTCCAACACTGATCGAAGTTACTGTTTGTTGTCCTGGTGTTAGATCAAATGGTGTTGTTTCATCTAGCGAGAAAGTTGCAGTTGATCCTGAAGGACTATAAACAAAATCTCTTACGTAGTTAATTCTAAATACTTCATCACTTACAATAAACGAAGCAGGAAGTTGTGGAACTCTCTCAAGACCGGAAACTGTAATTCTTGTATTGCCTGTTCCTGCAACAGTCCCCGTGTGTCTAAACTGTAAGTTACCTGCGAATCCATCAACAAACATACCACCTGCAAATGTTTGTGCATTAATGGATTTAGAGAATGAAGCACACTCCTGTGCATACGGTGACTTGGCAAGTATTTGTCCTTGCGGATCAAGCACCATGGAAAATCCACCATGTCCTTGCATTGTAAGTGCTCTAATAATTACAGCATCGTTACATAGGAACACATCAAGTTTTTCGTTGTCCTTAGGATAGTTTACTGATCCAGAACCGTCAATGACATCTTCCAATGCATCAAATAGTAATCCTAATACAGTTGAAGCACCTGCTTCTGCTGTATAAGCATTGTCTATAATTTGTGGAAATACCTGATTGTATACCGTTACAATTTCATTGTTTGATATTACATCATTGATTAAATCTTCAAGATGATTTAGAGATGCAATGGTTTCAGACAACTGAGTTGTTATAGCAATTCTTCCGCTTGCATTCTGATAGTATTTTAAACCAGCGGAAATAGTTCTGTCATAGCCGCCATACTTAATGTCAAACACCATTGCATCAAGTATTAGTCCAGCGTCTCTCTTACATAATTCTTCGTTATAATCAAACGCTGATGTAAATGGTGCAGTGTTAGTGGCTATCTGTTGATTAATCCACGCAACAACTTCATTCTGTAGGAATGATCTGTTCAATTCAATTAGGGTTGCTGCCTGTTTAATATTACCTGGATTATTAATCTTAGGATAAACAGGTTGTGTTGTATCTTCTAGATAGTGATAACCATACAATTGTGTTGCTGTTTCCAACCCATCGATTTCTGTATCACGTCTAAACTTTTGGAACGCCCAAGGCGAACTAGAAGTTCCTGGTCTTGGTTTAACTATACAACGTCTAAACTCGTCACCAACTAGTGCAACGTTTTGTGGAACCTTGATAGGATAGTTTTCCTCGTATATTCCACTTTCAATTAATATTGTAATCTGTGTTTGGTTAGTGATGTCACCGTATGAAATTGGCTCGTCTATTTCAAATGTTCCATACTTAATGTCAACATCGAATATCTCATTACCGAATGAATCCAATGCACCTTCGTGTGCTAGAATCTGTGCAAGTGCGCCTGAAGTTTCACCTCTTAAATATAAACCTTCTCTAATATCTCTGGTTCTGTATGCAACTTCGGTATCTGTAACTACATCACCCGTATAGTCTGTTCTCTGTCCTTCCGTTTTTAAAAGGAATCTCGGAAGATCAGCAACCACTGTAGGAAGACTAGTAAATCCGCTTCCGCTATCAGTAAGTTCAATTGCAGTGATTACTCCGCCTGTGACCGTAGCAACACCAAATGCTCCGGAACCGCCGCCACCGGTAATTCTAACAGATACTAAACTGTATCCTGTTCCGCCACTGACAATATCTATGTCACTTACTTTATATGTGATATCAAATGTTGCTCCACTACCAAAAGCACTGTCTGTCGTTGTTACAACATTTGATGATCCAGGTAATACTGTATAACTACCTGAACTAATTTGTCTAAATGTTACAACAGCACCAGGATCAGTTGCCGTTGATAAAACTTCATATCTAGCAGGAGTTCCTGTTCCACCTGAAATAGTTAAAATGTCACCTGCCTTATAGTTTGTTCCAACGCTGTTAATAGATATCGTGTCAACACTCATCTTAGGTGTAGCAGAAAAACCTGCTCCACTAGAAGGAGATGTTTCAACAGCGTTTAGTGTAACTGTCTTTGTTCCATTCGAGTATGTTAAAACTTTTTTGTAAGGACCTATATCATCTTGAGATTCTCTAATAATCTCTTCTGCTCTCTTACACGCCGCTTCAATTGTTTTGTATGCATATGCAAGTGCCCTACCCTGTATTGATCTTGAAACACCTGGTCTTTCATCCGAGCCTGAAGTTGCCACGTATAAGTTTACGCTACTTCCAAATGCACTACTATCAACATATCTTTTTGTTGCTGCAACCAGTCCACCATATAATTCGTCATCTTCTGGTTCAGGATCTCTTGATAAGACTAGTGGCCCACTCATTCTACCAAGTGCTGAATTGGTAGTTCCAGTTTCAGGATCTATTGCATTCACACCTGCACGAGCAAGTTTGGTATCCACATAGGCTTTATTTGCTGCTTCAGAATCTTCAGTAGGAGTATCAAGGTCAACAATCTTGTATGTGTTTCCTCCTGATCTTACAGAAAGGTCACCACCTAATTGCGGTGAAGGGTCACCTGAAATTTCAGAAAATTCTGTGTTTACAATTATTTGGTTGGAGTTGCTGGTAGTATCAATGCTTACACCAATACCGCCCGTAATTTGTTTAAACTGTAGAGCATCGGTTGTTGGATTAACAGCAAGAACCGCACCTTCCTGTCCTAAGAATGTTGATGGTGTGTCGTCAAGTCCAATGAAAGTTAATCTTTCACCAAGTCCAAGCGAACTATATAATTCTCTAAAATTGTCGTTTACTTTGTTAAACGATTCGCGGATACTATCGCCAGTTCCGTCATTACCAATCGCACCAACATCAATTACTTTTCTTGCCATTTTTTCCCCTAAAAGGTCCTCTTTGCTCTAATATTTATCAATTTATTCTATAAGCCTAATGTAAATTAGTAAATAAAACTATGTTTTTAGGCACTAAACAAATTGAAACTGAACACACACGCAGGAGTAAGTTGGGCAAGGAACACAAATATAAACGTGTAAAAACCATAGTCGAACTCCGTTGTGATAACTGTGACAGTGTATTTACCAGGGATCTAAAAAAGATCAGTAGAGCCCGGCTGAACAACAATTATTTCCATGTTTGTGGCGAATGTGATGCCAAGCGTTTTGCACAACGCAAGGGAGTTGAAAACAAACAAATATGGGATATGCCTGCAAACGCTGACATTGAAATTTCTAAGTTCTAGTTAAAAGCCTACGCTTTCTCCGCAACCACAACTCGATGAAGAATTAGGATTTGTTATCTGTAGATAGGAACCAAAGACTTCTTCGACATAGTCCACTTTAGTTCCAATGAGATATAAAAGGCTTTGCGAATCTATAACAAATTCGCCATTTGATAGTTCTATCACTTCGTCATCCAGTTCTTTCGAATCTGTCATTTCCCAGTGATACTGAAACCCGGCACACCCACCGCCTTTCATTGATAGACGGACGATGGGTTTGCCTTCCTTATCTATAAGGCGTTCCAGGTGCTTCCTTGCAGAATCTGTTAGATCTACTGCTTGTGGCATTATTCACTCTTGTAAATAGTCCAAGCACCATATGCGATTGCCGCATATGCAAGTAAGCCTGCAATTGGTTTTGCAATTAATACTACTACTCCTAAAAGTATTAGCATTGCACCGTCCCAAGAAGTTCTTTCCGTGAAACGATTTGCTACCCAAGTTTTAAACTTATCTAACATATTAAATCTCCTTATGATTTTTTAGGTCTGCCTTTTTTGGCAGGTGCCTTTTTAGGTGCTGCCTTTTTCTTAGGCGCAGCCTTCTTTTTAGCAGAGGCAGCCTTTTTTGGTTTGACTTCCTTTGTTAAAACTAGTGTATCCTTTTTCGCCGGCGCGAATAGGTTTTTTAACCAAGTAAACATTTTATTCTCCTGTTAATCTGTCGTTGACTATTGACCAATTGATAATTCGCCATATGTTATCAAGGTATTTGTTTTTGTCGCTGTCTAGTAGATAACTGTGTTCCCACATATCCACAAGCATAGCAATTTCGGTTCCACGTTTGAAATCCTGGTTGGCTATTGTGTCAATCTTACCACTGACGTCCATATAAACCCAACCACTTCCTTGTAACTTTTTGGCTGTTTCAATGAATTTTTCTTTGAAGTTTTCGAAGGACTCATATTTTTTATTGATCAGTTCTTCGGATGCTCCAGATGGTTTGTTACCAGAAGCAGCAGGCTGTAAGTGAGCCCAGAATAGGTTGTGCAAATGAGCACCACCATAATTAAATGTGTCATCGCCTTCTTTGTTATTGTAGCGATCAACATATCCTTTTGAAAGAACACCGTAGTGTAGATCAACACTTTCCTTGCTCATCACCGGTTCCAATGCATCACGTGCATATGGTAACGGATTCAAAACAAGCGTTGCTCTCGTTCTTTCTGCTTCTAGAACTATATCTCTGTGTTGTTTTAGCATCACGAGTATTTATTATAAATATTATTGTCCTACGGAGAAAAGGAAAAAACAAGTGGATACGCTGGTATTAAACGCTGACGCTAAACCTTATTCCATACTACATCAAATAACATCACTGGGAATATTAAGAGAAATACTAGTCCCAGATGTAGTTTCGTCATATTTTTTCGAAACAGCGAATACGCTAAACACTACCTTATCATATGGTGCCACAGTGTTTTCTTTTATATTACCCCAGTATCCATAAGAATAGATAGATCTAGGATTAAATTTGGTAAATGTTTTTAGAATGTCTGTGGTGTTAAAAATTGTGTATTGTGCTACTTCAGTTTCATCGATATATTGATAGGCTTTTTTAATATCCTTTATTGTTTTTTCATTTGTTAATCTTATACTTGTAATTAATACACCGCCAGGTTTAACAAATGACCATGCTCTTTCTATCATTAGATCTGTTTCGTCATTCCAGTCTATACAACTAAGGCTTATTACTCTATCAAAATTTCCAATGTAGGAATCAAATTTTTCTTCTAAAATATCTCCGTGTCTTATAATTGCATTATTATTGACAGTTTTTGCACTTTCAACATTATCTTTGTTTATATCAATACCGTTGTATTTTTTAACACCGTATCTCTTGTTTAATGCCAGACTAAGACCTCCGCACCCACAACCTAAATCCAACACGCTATCATTTAAGGTGAAACCTACTCTATCGAAAACACTTCTTTCTGAAGGGTAAAACTCATCCCAGTTTGATCTTTCTTTGCTATACTTCTTTGAAAGCCTGGGTGATTTATAAAATCTATTAGGCAACTTTCTTTATTTCCTTTTCATATTCCCAAAGTGCAATTGACGCAAGATTTTTTGCCTTGCTCTCCACCATAATATCGGCGTAATCTCGGAATGTAAGTGCCCAGTCATTCACAGCATTATTCCACATAAAGTCTGAATGTGCTCTAAGTTTTTGCTTTTTGTAACCCTCTAACAGCAACATATCCATTGTAGGCTTTTTATTAGGATCAAAGTCTACAAGAACGTCCTCACGTGATACTGAATAGTGTATGACAGGACGCACACCACGCCAACTATCTACTATGCGACTAAATCTATCGTCGGTGGGTTGAATGTATTCTCCACTATTGACCCAGTGATGGTGTATGTCAAGAACGAGTGCAACGTGGTCGGCAAGTTCGAGGCTTGCGTCGATGCCCCAGGACATTTCGTCATTTTCGATCGTGATTGTGTTTCGTGCTTCTGGCGAGAGTCTCGGTAATACATCAATAATGCCTTGTGGGCCTTTTCGACAGGAGATATGCACATTGAATTTAGCATCTTGAAATGATTGACCGTAACCCAACCA